ATTCAAGAGAGGCTACAACGTAGCGGCCAGAGTTCATGTGTATCTATTTGGTAATGCGATTGGAACATAAGGTAGACTAAAAGGTAAAAATAAGGTATAATATTATTATGAAGGTTAAAAAAACAGCGAAGACAACAATTAAGAAAAAGAATCTTAAAGATAAAAAAGGCAAGAAGAAGAGTGAAGAGCCGATTGTAAAAGTTCTCAATCTTAATGTGAACCCTGAGAATCCTAGAAACGGTTTCTTTGAGCTAGATTGGAATCCGGAGTTTGTTAATATGTTAAAACAATCTGGATATCAAGGAGACAGCGAAGAAGAGATTGTTGACAGATGGTTCCAAACACTTTGCAAAACTATTGGCAACGAGCAAGGCATAGACGTCACTGGATCTGGATATGTACAGATCAACAGAAGAGATGACGGCAAGACAGAGGTGTCTTAATGGCACACATCCTAGTAGACACAGCCAACACATTCTTTAGGGCTAGACATGTAATCAGAGGTGACACTTCTGAAAAAGTTGGAATGGCCATACACATCATGATGAACAGTATCAAGAAAGCATGGCAGGACTTTGGTGGGACTCATGTTGTATTCTGTCTTGAAGGTAGATCATTTAGAAAAGACATGTACGCACCATACAAGAGAAATCGTAAGGAAATGGCAGATGCCATGACTGAGAAAGAAAAAGAAGAGAATGAAGTGTTCTGGGAAGTATATGATGACTTCGTTGATTTCGTTAAAACAAAAACAAATGCGACAGTTCTAAGGAACGGTAGAACAGAGGCAGATGATCTTATCGCAAGATGGATAGACAAGCACCCTGATCAGGAACATGTCATCATAAGCACAGACAAAGACTTGAATCAATTAATTACACCACGTGTTAAGCAGTACAACGGTGTTAACGAGACCACACTAACACACGAAGGCTGGTTTGATGCCAAATCGGGCAAACCTGTCATAGACAAAAAATTAAAAGCACCCAAGCCTGCACCAGACACAGAGTGGATTGTGTTTGAAAAGGCCATGAGAGGTGATCCAAGCGACAACATCTTTAGTGCATATCCAGGTGTACGTACAAAAGGAACAAAGAATAAGATTGGATTGCAAGAAGCATACGCAGACCGTAACGAAAAAGGATACACATGGAACAATCTGATGTTAAGCAAATGGGTAGATCATGACGGAAACGAACATAGAGTGCTAGAAGACTACGAAAGAAACAGAGCATTAGTTGATCTACACGCACAACCCGAAGCGATTGTAGAAGAACTTGATCAAACGATTGCACAGGCCAAGGCAGATAACAAAAGCGTAGACCAAGTTGGGATCAGATTCATGAGGTTCTGTGGAAAGTATGATTTAAATAGGATTAGTGAGCAGGCTCAACTGTATGTAGAGCCTTTTAATGCGAGGTTAGTATCATGACAGTACGTGCAAAGACCTTAGTCAAAGACAAATTCTGGATAGTCGAGCAAAACGGCCAAAAGTTAGGTACCCTTCAGAAACAAGCGGACAACGGGTGGATTTTCCTCAGCAAACAAAAAAGCAAAGAAGTGTTCCACACACAGGAGAGCCTGTTTACAAAGTTTGGATTTGGCATGTTTGATGAATCAAACATCAAGAAGCCAGATGAGGAGATGCAAGTGGATAACTTTGACGTGCATGGTTACCCTTGTAATCAACATCCTTATAATCCAATGTTCGATGTGCAGAAAAAATTGCCTGTATACACGAAAACTCCAAAATCAAAAAGCCAATTCTGTGCAGGTTACTACATAATCTGCTTTGAGAAAGGGTGGCGTAAGGCTTATTGTCCAAAAATGATCACACTTTCAAGGTATGAATACAAAGGACCAATCAAAACCAAACTAGAAATGCAACAAGTACTCAATGACGCAGTCAAACAATTCCAAGATACAAACACGTCCAATTGAAGATCTCATAGGTAGGATCAGGACTCTACGTCAGAAAGGCGAAAGACAAATCGTGATCCCTGCGAAGGAAGCCGACCAATTGGCAGACAGTCTTACTCAAGTTATGACCAGGATGGTCACAATACAAGAAGAAATTATTGAAGCACTTAAGACAGCCAGAGAAGCACAGACAGTTGACATAGAAATGGACGGCGGCAATTTCACAGATAAAAAATAACGTCAATAGGTTGCAACGATAACACTTCAAAACCTGTTCAATACTGACCCACGAAGCAAATTTTGGTAAATACACATAGTAAAGAGTGAATCTATGAGCAGACCAAAACCTACAGTGCTGTTACAACACAGCAATAAAGCCACCTTCAAAATGGATGAAGTACTCGCCGCAGAAGGCATCTGGGCAGTATTCTATGATGGTAAACCTATCAATTTGAAATCATCAAGTTTGGTTGCAAACTATCCAGGACCAAAATACAAGAAGGTTTCATTCTCTAATCCAGGACACGCAGAGAACTTGGCAAAAAAATTAAATGCTCAACACAACACCGACAAGTTTGGTGTGTATCTTTTAAAAACCGGCGACAAATTCACTAGATAATTAATTGTATGGATCGTAAGACTGCATACACCCGTACCTTCATGGAACTTTTGGAACAACCAATACATGACGAGACTGTCAAGAACAACTACTATGCTTGGTGGCAGAATGTACGTGAGAGTTATCAGGCGAGATCACTTCGATTGACTAAACCAGGACTGGAGATGTTAGAAACTTTGGATATAAAAACTTATGATATCAAGTTCCCTGCCAAAGTAATATTCACGCCACAGACATACCTATGGCTAGATGAGTTTGTGGACTGCCCGTACTACGTCGACAAGAAGAAGATCCTAGTGACCATGGAAAGGATGGCCTTACAGCTCATGTTGTTTGCTGGTGATATAACCAAATACGGGTTAGCACGAGCAATGAGCAAGATGGACGAGCAAAAGGATGAGTAAGACCTACTGCAACCATATCAACAAAGGTATGTTTGTCTCACATCAAGGTGTTTCTCTGTGTTGTGTAAATCATGACAAGTATAAAAATATAAAACCTTCAGAATTTTGGTCAGGCAGTGTTAGAAAAGATGCACTTGCAAACATGGATAACGAGCAAGAAGTGAAAGGCTGTGATGGATGCTATAAGACCGAAAGCAAAAAAATGCCAAGTTCGAGAACATTCGCTAACGGATACGATGCACTACCTGTAAAAAGATTCCCAACAATGTTAGATTTAGATTTTTCAAACTTTTGCAATCTAAAATGTGTAATGTGCAACACTACAAGAAGTTCGGAATGGGCTAAGGATATAGGATTACCTGTATCGAGTATATCACATAACCTGATAGATGATCTAGCAAATGTATCAGAGGACTTACAACATCTCACTATACAGGGCGGTGAACCAACTATAATGAAAGAATACGAGTATTATTTTACATTATTGAAACAGAAAGATCTAACTAAAAATATTGATTTGCAAATAATAACAAATGCGACCAACGTAAACAAACGATTCTATGATCTCTTAACAGAGTTTAACAGTGTAAGATTGAGTATAAGCATAGACGCATACGGATTAGCGAATGATTATATCAGATGGCCTAGTAAATTCACCCAGATCGAGAAAAATCTAACAGAAATTAGTAATTTGCCTAAAAATGTACATGTTGAATTGTTGAATTCATTAAACATACTGTCAATGTTCAACTTTGATCATTTCCTGAAATGGTGTAAGAAGATAGAACACAAATTTGAAGCCAAGGGTAAGAGATTCAAAATCGTACCAATGAAGGTACAAAGTCCAAAAAAGTACAGTCCATTTCTTGCTCCCTTTAAATTGAAAGAAAAATTCACAAATGATGTAAAAAAGTTCATGAAAGAGGAGAATCTTACACATAATAGTAATTGGAAAACAGAAATGATGCTTATATTGAAGCAACTTAATACTGCACCTGTTGATCTCGAGTCTATGAGTAGTTTGAAAGAAACGATCAAGGATTTAGATCACAAAAGAAACAAAAACATTACCAATTATATTCCAGATATCTACGAATACATTTAAAAAGCCAGTGTTTATGCGACTTTTACACGGTTGACGCACAACACATTCCTGCTATAATGATACTATAAACATTTTAAACAGGAGTGTACAAAATGGCAAGAGCAAACAAAAACAAAGAGGCGGCAATAGGCAGTCAAAACAGAACAGTTTCACCTAACGAGGCGAAATCAGCACTAACACATTGTATCAAATTACAGAGACCCATAATGATGTGGGGTGCACCAGGTATTGGTA